GTTTTCCTTTTTATTCTATTACCAAAGCAATCAAACATTTTGTGATACCTCTTTAATAATTTATTTAATTGTGATTTATTCTTATTCATATTTACCTCTCTGTTTTAAACCCTTATAAACCAATGTGGTTTCATGTCAATTATAATTATTGACATAAAGGTTATTATAAATAATATAGGTTAAAAAAATGAAAGGCTTAAAATGGTTATTGATTTAACAAAGAACAATTCTACAGCAGCTATAAAAAATATTGATGAGGATTTGGCACTCTCCTATTATTCTAAATTAGGATTGGACCACAGCTCACCATCACAAGAGAACTTATCAGATTCTGATTGGTTGGTTAGATACTGCCACTTCAATCAAGAAGATAGAAGACTAATGAACATCTCTTATCGTATGACTGCTGGTGTATCTATTGGTAGAGCATCACAAAAGTTCTTATCTAAATATATGTACGATGCTGAGAAGAAAATTCTTAATGAGAAAAAAGATTTAGATACTATCATCAAAGAAGAAATTTCAGAGTACGACAAATATCAAGCACACAACGAAGAAGATAAAATACAACACGAAGATACTAAAAATTATTTAACAGATATGATTAAGATAACAGTAAAAGCTGTTAATGATATTGGTTTAGGTGATGAGTCTGCCAGTGAAAGATATTGCTCACATAAATTTAAAGAATTAGTTTTACCAAAGATTGGTAGAATAGATTACGAAGATAATAAAAATAAATTTATAGAATTAAAAACAAAACACAGAAGCAAAAGAAAATCAGATACTAAAGCAGGTTTTAGTTGGATCAAAGGTTATCTTCCTAAACAACCTGATGTTAATCACGTTAAACAATGTGCTTTCTATTGGAAGGCTACTGGTAAGACTCCACACTTGCTTTATGTTAATCAAGATAGCTACAATGTATTTACTCCTGATACTTGCGAACTATTAACTCCTGAGTACATGGATTTCTTAGTTCAAGGTGATTTAATTAAAGCAAAGATCAGACAGAACTTAGTTTATCTTTGTAAAGGTAATCCATTTGAGATGGCTAAGTTAATTGCACCACCAGATTTTTCTGGTTTCATGTGGAAAGATATTCAAGAGGAGTATGTGCGTAAAGCAGCAAGTCTTTGGGACAATGTGTAGAAATATGGATATAAATTTTTATAAAAAAACTCATTATAAGATTATGGAAAGTTATAGGCATGATATTATGATGCGTAAAATTAAAGAGAGAGAAGATAAGTTATTTAGAAAAATGTTTATAAAGATATTATTAATTATTGTTATATCAATAGTGCTTATAACTTTAATTACTAGATGAAAGTAATTCTAATGATCATAATGATGAATGGCACAGTACATAATCTAGGCTATCAAGTAGAATCTTATGACGCTAGAACTTGCGATAAGTTATTTGACAGTGTAACTTACAAAGGAAAAACAAGTGGTAAGAATAAGGTAGGTACTTTCTATAAATCAAAAGAAGTATTTGCTCACTCTTGCTCAATAGAAAAAACAACTAAAGGAAACAATGAAAGAAAAAATAAAACAAGTTAATGATTTGTGTGCAGCCAATGGTGCATACATAAATCAACATGGAAAGAAAACTGTATCAGCTTGGTCTAAAGTTAAATACTTTAGAGAAGTATTTGGTACTGAGTTTGGAATGAATACTATGATTGTAGAACACTCCGACAGATATGTCATAGTTAAATGTTTAATCATGGGTTACGATCCTGAAAGAATTATAGCAACAGGTTACTCTAAGCAGTTTAGAGATAAGCCAGGTTATCTTGAGATAGCTGAAACATTTGCTACTACACGAGCTTTATCATTCATGGGAATTTGCTTGGAAGATTTGACAAGCAAAGAAGAGTACGAGGATTTAGAGATCCCAGTACAACCAATGAATGGAAAAGATACTACATCAGCCGCTACAAGATATGATGATGGTATAATTAATGAACTGATAAAGAAAGTTCACTACGCACCGCACACAGCGAAACTAGATTTCCTTTGGCGTGCCAACAGAGAACTACTTGATCAGATAAAAATAAAAGATCTCGCAACTTACAATTCTATTTTAAATAAATTTAATAGTAAGCGTGATGAGATCACAACTCAAAATGAGGTATAAATGAACGACCAACCAAAGAACAAGATCTATTTGAATCTTGTTCCAAACGTAAATAAAAAAGCAGGCGATAACCAACCAGTTATGGTAGCACCTAATTCTCCAAAAGCTCCAGAAGGAAAAAATTGGAAGATGAATGTGAACATAAATAATGAATGGTACGACTACTGTGCGTTTGATGGAACAGACATAGAAGGTAATCCAACAGGCGGTTACACTGTGATCTTAACAAAGAAAGAAGCACAAGCAACAGCAGGAGCAAATAAACAACCTGGATTTAAAGCTGGTGGATTTCAAAAGAAACCATTTACAAGCAATAAGTCTTTCGGTAATAGACAATACTAATAGTAGGTAATACTATTATTACCTCTATCCCTAGGGTTTTCATCAGGCAGTCATGCCTACCCTTTCATTGTTTCCCTAGGGGTAGAGTAAAAAACAGAAAAGGTTTTATATTATGAAAAAGTCATCGGCATTAGCCTATGTAGGTTTTAATGCAACAGGAGATAGAGAAGAAAATGATTTCTATCCAACTCCAGAGTCTGCAACTAAATCATTATTAGATGCAATTAAATTAGACGGAAACATTTGGGAGTGTGCTTGTGGAAACGGAGCAATGTCTAAAGTTTTAATGGCAAATGGTTATGATGTTTATTCTTCAGATTTAATTAACAGAGGATTTGGAGAAACTGGTATTGATTTCTTAACGTCAGAAAGAAAAGCAGATAACATTGTAACTAACCCACCATTTAATTTATCAACAGAATTTACTTTGAAAGCATTTGAGTTAGCTAAACATAAAGTTATTATGCTTTCTAAGATAAGTTATTTAGAGGGTATCAAAAGAAGAAATTTAATATTTAATCAAAACAAATTAGAAAAGGTTTTGATTTTTAGTAAAAGAGTTCCATTCAAGAAAGCTAGCAGTAATAGTTTAGCTGGTGGTTTAATGGCGTTTGGTTGGTTTATCTATGATGTAAACTACAATGGCAAACCCACTATTGATTGGATATAATAATTAACTTGTAGGATATACATATGGTAACCAAGTCAGACTTCATTGATATTGAAGAAAAAATTCAGAAAAGAATTATAGAAGAACGTAATCAAGAGTATGGAGATTACCAAGAAAACTTTGCATTACTTGCAGAGCTGTTCTCTATAGTTCTATTTAATAAAATTAAAGTAGCATTACAACCAGAAGACGTTGGTCATATAATGATGGCACTTAAACTATATCGCTGCACTAAGAAATATAAAGCAGATAGTTATGATGATCTATCTATCTATTGTAAGATGACTAAGCAGGTTAGGCAGAATAAAAAATAATGAAGGTTGTAAGATTAAAAAAGTGTGAATGTTATTTTACTTATGTAGAAGAATTTGACACAGCCGAACATGCCATTGATCCTGATAAACGAGGTTTGTTTATTAAAGTTAAGGTTGGAGCAATAAGAGTAAACTCAGTAAGTATAAGACAGAAAGAAGATAAATATGATGAACATAAAGCAGCTAAAGGAACAAATTAAATTAAGATACACTACTAATGTGTATGCAAACTTAACAGATAAAGAACGTAAACTTTATCGTTTAGGTTTTAAGACTGGATATAAATTAGCCAGAGAGTTTTTTAAAAAGCATGTTGTTACTAAACAGAATACAGTTTTTAAAGAAGTTGTTAAGTATGTAACAATCAATGATGTTGTAGTGCCTGAGAATGTAAAAGAAATGTTATCTATTGTTGCCAATCAACTTAGCATAGATGTTAATGAAATACTTACTAAGACTAGAATACAATCAGCTGTGATTGCACGATCCATTTTAATTAATGTTCTTAGAGATAAGTACGCAATGCCATTTACAAAGATAGGTGTGCTACTTGGCAATCGTGATCATACAACTATGATCCATCATGTTAGAATGAAAATGAATAAGGAACATTTCTGGCAGCCAAATCATATTATCTGGAATAGATACCAGTATGTGATGGATAATATTAAGTAACTACTTCTTAAATCCTGCTAATAAACTTTTATAAGACTTCTTAGAAATTGTAGATTCAGATTTAGATCTTGATGTACCAGCTTCTTTACGTTTGTTAATATTATAATACAAACCTTTGCGAGCAGTTTTGCCTTCTTTAGTTTTATGATATTTAGATTTATCCATATTACATTGATAGCAAAGATTTAAATCCTTTAGCCATCTTTCCTTTTACACCTTTAATAGTTCCTTTATTCTCTGAAGCGTAGAATACAGCTTTACCTTTTTCTTTACCATATTCTTTTTGCATTTCTGCTAAAATCTTTTTACCTTTTTTATTCAATGGCATTTATTCTCCTGCGTATTTATGTCTGCACTTTTTAGATTTTAAATATTCTATGTACATATTCATACGCTTATCATTTTCTGTATTGATGACAACCTTTTGTTTCTCTGCTGTTCTTACATTATTAAAATAAATATCATAGCAACTATGATCAAGACTATGGCAGAAGTTAAGTTTCTCTGCATTAATAACCCAACCACCTTCATTTGACATATGCTCTTTGCCACAGATATGGCAGTTACCACAGCTCTTTAATATTTCTTTTCTCTTACCCATTAACTCTTCTTATGTCTTGCAGCAAAGTTTCTTGCAGCTTCTTTACTTGAGAATCCCCAGGCTTTAAGTGCTAGCTTTAATCTTGTTGGCTTACCAGATTTAGAAAGTAATGATCCCTTCATGCCACCAAACCTCGCAGCAAAAGAAACTCGTCTTGGGTTAGTGCCTGTCTTTACAGGAGCTTTTAAATTAGATCCTTCAGTACGATTAAAGTATTTACGACCAGCCTCGTTTAATCCACCGCTTGGATTTTGATACATTTTTTTAACCATTATAATTTCTCTCTAAAAGGGTTGTAGTCATCCTCATTTATCTTAAAGCATTTACACTGTTTTAGTAAAGCACAAAATCCTTTTCTTAACCAAAAAATACATTTGACATTTAACATAAACTATACTCTCCCCTGACCAACATATTCTTTATAAGTTTTATTCTTATTAACACGCTTAGTATGTCTTCCTCTTCTCTTCTTAGGAGATTTTCTTATATGTTTACCTTCAAGATTTTTTTTTGCCATTCTTCTTCTTTAGTTTTACTTTAACATTAGATCCTTGCTGCGATAGTAAAGATACTTTTTTACTATACATCTGACCAGACGCAGTCATGATCTGATTACTCATCTTGCTAATGGATTAGATGAGCTTGCTCTAAGTTCTTTCATTTGAACTTTTAATAATTCAATTTCTTTTTGTGCAATGGCTAAGTCTTGTTTAATTTGACCAGCTTTAGCAGGATCAATGCTATCAATCTTTGACATGATCTCTCCATACTTAATAAATCCACCACCAATAGTACCAATGATTGCAACTGTAGCTATAATCTCTTTAAGATTACCTTTAATTTTATCAAACATATTATCCTCTTATTCTTTTTAATTGTTCTAGTTGAATGATCAATTCATTCTGTTCATCTTCTATCTCTTTTAGTATTTTTTGTCTAGCAACTAAAGGATCTTTGTTTATGTAATTGTTTAGATTAACATTAATATATACAGCCTGTTGTTCTATATTAAACTGCATAAAGAAATCAGGATTAGGTACACCTGCCATTTGCCTTTGAACATAGAATGGTTTAGATTCATACACAGTTAAACTAGGCTGATTAACTTTCAATGCGTCAATCTTTATCTCTTGTACTGATTTCACTTTTACTTCTGCTATCTTTACTTCCGTTCCTACTTTATTATCTGTTAGTTTTGTTTTTACTTCCTGTTGTGTACTTGTTGCAGTTTGTTTTTCTTCGGTTACTGAAGTCTTAGTTTCCTTAGGAGTTTCTTTAGTTTCTTCCTTAGTAACTTCTTTAGTTGTTTCTTTAGCAGTTTCTTTTGGTTCTTCTTTAACTGTTTCTTTAGGAGATTCTTTAACTACTTCTTTAGGTGGTTCAATTACTTGCTCTATGATTTTCTTTTCTTCTACTGCTTGTTGCACAACAACTGGACTTTCTATTATCTCAACCATTGGAGATATAACAGGTGTCGCAATAGGAGTAACTACTGGTTCTATAAATTTAATCTCTTGAACTACTGGTGTTATGATTGGTGCAATAACAATAGGTGGAGTTGGATTGGTTACATAAGTTATACTTAGAGTAGGATTCATTAGATCGGCAGCATAATGAAATGGAGAATTTGTAGATTCATAAAAAGAAAACTTACTTGTTATACTATAATTGTCTTGTATGTTTTTATCTACAACAGCCACGTTAGTATAAGTGTTAAAGTAAGTTGAAGTGTAAGGTATGATTCTATTCTGTGTTGTTCCTACACCACTAGCATCTGTTATTATTTGCGTCATAGTAACATTCTGATTTGGATTGCCAGACCAAAACCAAACATCTACGCCTTGGGTTGAAGTAAACCCTTCATTGATTTGTGCTTTAGATAAACCTACATTAGTTAATGAGATTGTATTCTCAATAGATCTACCACTCACACCAGCAATAGTTTCATTACCATGAGTAGATGATAAGTTACTTCCACTCCAACCATTTATAGTTGTAAATACTTTTGGTGTTAAGTTTGTAGTTGTTGTTGTTTGAGAATGTGCTGTACTAAATAATAATAAACTACTTAGTATTATTTTTAGCTTCATCTTCTTTTTTCTTATCTTCTATGATCTTTAATTTCTCAACGTATAAATTATAATCTGGTCTTAGCTTGTCATACTTTAACCACTGTGCTGTTGCTTCGTTTCCAATCTTACCTTCAAAGGGACATGGTGTTCCTGAGTTCTCCATTGAATGAAACACTCTTGGATCTTGGCAGAGAATAGAAACTGCTGCAACCTTCATACCTAAATCATTTAATACTTTTGATAATTTAATTCTTTCGCAGTTCTCATCTCTTGTATAACTACCACCTGATATACCAACTCCAAATGTAGATACTCCACCAGAGTAACCAACTACACACAAGTCTTGTGAGTATGCAGACATAGATGGAGCTGTTGCCATTGATGCTACTCTTGTATCTCCTGAGTATGCGTTGTTAGTAGAATTAGTTGTAGTGTTTACAGATGAACCAGATTCATAAGTTGATGATGATGAAGATGTATAACCACCAGCGATTGAAGTGTTAGAACCTGAAGTATTGTTTTGTGTAGTTTGTGATGATGCAGATAAACTTAATGCAAAGATAAACACTATGAATAAATAGATAACATTCTTATTCACTGTTTACTCCTGCTTCGTTGTTGTAGATCTATTAGCGAGAGATTTTGCGATACTCTCCCCAGATCTTCCAACTACATACCCTCCCAAACCTATTTGTAATAACGTCCAGACATCGCCTGGTAAATCTATTGTGATTGCCGCAGCAAAAAAGAACTTAACTATTGGACCAAGTATATAGTTCCATATTAAAATAAATATAAGAACATACATTAATAGTGGTCGCCATGATGCAGTGAACCATCCTGCTTTTGCTTCAGCTTCTACGATAGACGCTGCAGCTTTTAATTCTTGTGTGCTTGATTGTAATAATTGTGTTTGTAAATCTGCTTTTAACTTTGCTTGTAAATCTTTATCAGGTACTGATTTTTCTATTGTATTGAATAGTATCTTAGCAAGAGGTGCAACTGCTCCTAACATTTGTAACATTTAAACCTGACACTTTCTAACTAAGTTAGACAACTCTTCGCATCTGCTTGGTGTTTGTCTATACCACGCTGAGTTCATCATCTCTGCAGCAGCTCTTGTATAATCAAATTCGTTTAAGGCTGCAAACATATTCTTAAACTTAGATACACCAGTCTTTCCTAATTGAAATACCATTTCAATGATAACACCTTTAACAAGCATAGGTAATGGTGATGTACCTACTAATTCTTCCATACCTTGCTTAGCTTTATCAAAGTCTTTATCAAATAATTCTTCTAATATATCTTTGTCATAGATAACACCTTCAACAAAATCATCATCTTCAGTAAGTAGATGACCATAGCCAATGGTAGCTTTACCTAATGAGTCAAGATAAACCTTAGCTATGAAACCTTCATGTTTCTTTATGCGTGTCTTAACGTCTTCGTAATTCATTTGATTAATATCTTACCATCTTCATATACATAAACAATCTTTACATTTAAAGACTTTTGTTTTTTAGATGGAGATCTATTGATACGATCATTCTTTTTGTGTGCGTATTTAGTAGCTGACTTTCTGTATGACACAGTCTTAACGTCATAGTTGTGATACTCTTTTGTCTTAGTGTTATAAGTTATAATATCTATTGGACCAACACCACCTAGTGCTGTGAATACAATTAAGTT